AACGCTGTGCATCACCTTCAGTTTGAGTACCTTTATTCAAGCGTAAAGATTCATTGACAAGGCGAGTCTTGAATCTTTCAAAGTCATTTCTAGCAATAACATCAGGGTCATTTGAGCCTAATGCACTTCTAGCCGCAATAGATGCACGATCTTTCAAGCCAAACTTAATTTCACCAGACTTAATCTTGTTTACATAATCATATGCGTCTGTAGCAAGATTCCTAGCTTCACTAGCCTTTAAATAATCAGCTTCTTCATCTTTAGCCAAATCTGGTCTTAGAGGTTTGTTAGCTTTTTCCTCTTGTTTTTGTTTATCTTGCTCACGTTTTCTAGTCGCCTCATCCAACCTCATCTGCTGGTTAAAGTTATTTTGTGCTTCTGTTAGTTTTGCTTGATTTTGAGCTAATCTCAAATACGCCGTAGAATTCTCAAGACCTTGCTCTCTAAAGCCAGCCATCATGTCCTGATTAGCTTTAATCTGTTGCTGATTCTGCTCAAACTGCTGAATGCGTTGGGTCATATCAGTCAATTCTCTGACCTTAGTATCAACCTTCTCAGGGTCAATAATTCCCTTGGAAAAACTGCTTGAATATTGAGTTGCAAGAGTCTTCACATTAGCAGGAATCGTTGGGTCTTGAACAAATATCTTGAATGGGTCTTCTTCAGGAACACCAGCCGCACCAAGTCTACGCAAGTCAGGAATGACTTTAGCTTGCTCAGATATAGCCGCACGACCTTGAGGGAATGAAAGTAATTTAGCCTTGACTTCTTCATTAATGGTTTTGTCAGGATTTATAAGTTGACCAACCAACTCATTAGCCATGTTGGTCAAACCTTGAGACTGCATACCTAAGCCACGCTGAGTAAGGTAATCAGTCAATTTATAACCGTGCAACTGTTCTTCTTGAGCCTGTTGCTTCACCTTCATCATCTCATTGCGTAACAGATAAGCGGCTTGTGTATCACCAGCTTGTAATGCGGCTTGAATAGCTTGAGGATAAGTGTCAGGATTAGTTGGGTCAATCATCCCAAGGATTTGCTGACGTTGTGAAATCAACTTTAACTGTGGGTCTTCACCACCTAAAGCACGACCAATAACACCACCAAGTTGATAACCACCAACATTTGCCGCTATTTTTTCACCAGCACCCCAAGGAAGTGATTCCATTTGAACAGCTCTGTCGTAAGCCTGTTGTTGCAAGGCTTGCTGGTACTGCTCAGGGGTTGTAAAAAGTCCACCAATTTCTGTTGCCATGATTAAGTTCCCCAACTTTGAGCCAAAAGATAATTTTGATAAGGAGTCATAAATGAACTTCCTGTATATCCAGTTTGTGTTCCACCTAAACCGCTTAACCAATTACCAAGTCCACTTTGGAAGGTAGGATTTTGGCTCATACTTGTCAAACCAGATGACAACAATGCTTGTGGTGAATATTGAGCCGATAATAAATTAGATTTAGCCGCCGCCATTCCACCAGTCAGCAATGATTGACCCGCTTGTGCTCCATAAGCCGCCGCTTGACCGCCTAAACCAGCACCCAATGTCAAAGGTTGTTGACCCAACTGCTCAATGCCTTGAGAAGCACCCAAATAGCCTTGGAATGGTGCAAGAGCGCCAACTTGACCAGTCTGATACTGACCTAATAGTCCAGCACCAGTACCAAGCAATCCAGCACCAAATGCAACATTCTGTTGACCAGCTTGTTGTGATTGAGCCGCCAACTGAGCATCTTGTTGAGCCATAGCGTTGTAATAGGCTTCCATCTCAGGTGTTGTAGCACCCAATCCAGCCGCACCACTTGGTCTAGCGCCTGTAGCACCTACAGACAAACCACTACGACCTTGTTGATATAACTGGTTCTGTAACTGAGCCATCTGACGTTCACGGCTTGGAGCAAGCAAATCCTGTTGCTGTTGCATATATTTAGCCGCAACATCTTGAGGACTTTGAGCCAAATACTGTTGACCCAAGCCAAATAAGCCTGTAGCCGCTGTAGATAATGGCTGATACTGTTGTTGAGCCTGTTCTGCCTGTGATAAAGCACCACCACTCAAGCCCATCAAACGATCTTGATAAGCCTTCATTTCAGGTGTTAACTCATATCCAGCACCAGTCAAGTAGCCTTGAGGAGACATTTGAAAGTTAGAAGAACCAAACCTTGTAGTGATTCCTACAGGGCGAAACTTTTGAACTTCAGCCGCTAATCTAGCCGCCTCTAATTGAGCATTTGCTTGGTCAGCATATCCTTCACTTGCCCCGCCTCCAAACAAACTACCTAGAACTGATGGTGCGACTGCTGACGCTATTGAACCCCAAGGCATATTATTCCCCTTTAATCAAAACTTCATCTACTTTAGACGAATCTTTTTCGTCTGTAGCATGAATACAATACCAAACAACATCGGTGATAGCTTTAACGCCATGATTCTCACCAGCTTTTATCTCAATGCAAGCAGGAGCTTCAATGATTTGAATATCTCCTTCATTTACAACAACAACTTTACCTTGTGCTATCACTGACAAATGGCTGTAGTTATGCTTGTGTTGCAATAGCATTTGACCCGCCTTGATATGCGTTTCCTTTGCATACAGTCCATCAGAAAAGTGATGTGTAATCATCAGCGCAACTCAGCCCAATTATTCAATGATGGAGTGTCTCCAGAATACAAAGTACAGCTATATGTAGTGTTATCGGGAACGATAAAACAAGCAGTTGCTGGAACATTTGAACCCGCACCACTAAAAACACCAAGCATAGCTATTTGAATACCACCACATAAAACCTGAACATAGCCATTTGTACCAGCAGGGGAAACACAAATAACAACTTGAATTGGTCTACCAGTGCTATTTGTATATGTTGTTCCAAATGCCCTTGATGGTGATTGCCATGTTTGACCAACCCCAACTGGTTTAACAGCAGTTGCAAGTTGTGTATTAGTTACACTTGAAGCAACTAATTGAGAAGCATCAATAGTTTTGTTTGTCAGGGTTTGTGTATCAGTTGTACCAACAACAGCACCAGATGGAGGTGTTTTAGTTGCATAAGTATCAAGGTCAGCATCCCATGCCTGTACGTTTGTTCCGATAACCAAACCAAGATTTGTACGAGCATTAGCGGCTGTAGAAGCACCAGTTCCACCATCAGCAACAGCTAAATCAGTGATACCAGTAATTGTTCCAGCAGAAATCGTTGCAGTTGCAATGGTTGCAGTTGCAATAGTTGTTGTACCAGTATGAGTTCCATTGTAGGAATCAGATTTACTGGTTATTGCTGTGGCAATATTATTGAATTCAGTGTCAATCTCAGTGCCTTTGACAATCTTTAAAGCATTACCAGAAGAAAGATTATCTTTAGTGGCAAAGTTCGTTGATTTTGTGTAGTCTGACATAGTTACCCCTTTAACTCAGTTTGCCATTTTTGGCTTGAATTTCAATCTTTTGAATAGACAATGCTGAACCATTAATATCTGTTTCATATCCAGTTTGAACAACTTTACCAGCACCACTAGCTGAAACAGTTAATGTCTGCAATGCAATACCATCAGAGTATTTTGCAACAACTGTGGCATTAGCACCATACTCAGCAATCCCATAATATGACTCACCTTGTGCTGGAATTGTGCTGTTGTCTGACAAATAATTAGTCTTGAAGTCAAAACCCCATTTGAATGTAACTGTCTGATTTGTTCCGCCGATCACCACAATGGATAACTTTTTCAAAATAGAAGTTTGATTCTGATTGCCAAGGTCTGCATGGTTTGTGTAATACAACATTCGATAAGATGTATTGTAATCTTGGTATTTTTCATAAAGACCAATATACCCATTCTTACCAATGTACAAGCTACCATCACGCCTAGATAAAAAAGATGTTGGTTGTATAGAGTCCCAAGTAGTTGCCCTTGCTGAACCATTAGGTAAATAAGCCTTAGTGTCAAAACACCAAACAGCATTAGTGCTAGGAGTTGTCAACAAATAAAACGCTTCACGCTCAGAATAGACAGACTTGATGTTTGCTAATGTCTCACCAGCTATTACAGTCATCAAATCATTACGAATATTCTTAGATAAATCTCTTTCAGGAGCAGACTTCTCTTGAATAGTTCTCATTAAAGAACGAACACCAGAATTAGACAAGAACAGTACATCAGTGCTGGTTGTTTGAATGCTATCTCTAGCAATGCAACCAATACCTTCAACAGTGTCACTAATTGACATAGTTGATGGTGATGTTGCACCCTGATAAACAAGAATCTGACGCTTGCCAAATATGAACAAAAAGCCGTTATGTGCCGCTAAACCAGTAATCTGGTCAGCACCATTGACCCATACATTGTTTACATTTAAAGAACCAGCAGTTCCTGTTGACCAAACATGACCAGCAATCAAATCACTGAAGTAAACAGTAGCATTGTTTGATGTTGTATTTGCCGCCCACAATCTACCAAATGCTGATAT